TTACGGGGTAATGCCAACCGCTGCCGCCACTTTGTCGCCACTTGGCAGCGTTGCCAGAGGATTGAAACGGAGCGCCGTTTCCAGATGATCCGGTGCCAGATGTGCGTAACGCATAGTCATTTTTATATCGTGGTGTCCGAGAATTTTTTGTAAGGCCAGAATGTTTCCACCCGACATCATGAAGTGCGCTGCAAACGTATGGCGCAGAACGTGTGTGAGTTGACCGCGAGGGAGCACGATAGACGTTTTTTCCATCACGGATAAAAATTGAAAATAGCAGTCTGTGAAGAAATTGAACCCATCGAGCGCCATGATCTCTTCGTAAAGCTCTTTACTGATAGGGATGCTTCTGTTTTTCTTCCCCTTCGTTCTGACAAAGGTAATTCGGTATTTGGTCACCTGTGAGCGGGTAAGATTTACGGCTTCACGCCAGCGTGCGCCTGTGCTTAAGCATATCTTAACTACCAGTGCCAGAATTGGGTCCTGACGTTTGCAATCAGCCAGCAATTCAACAATCTGCTCATGGGTAAGCCATGCCATCTCTTTTTCTGCGATGGTGAATTTTCGCATGTTCTCCAGTGGGTTCGGATACGACCATTCGCCCAGACGGGATAGTTCGCTAAAAACACTACTTAGATAGCTTTGCTCCAGGTTAATGGTGACCGGGCTTGCTCCTTTCTTCCATTTCTCGCTGAAGTAGATCTCGCCTGTCAGGCGTTTATCTCGATAGTGAGCAAACATTTTTGAGGTGAGATCAGTTGCAAGGGGATTTCCCAAGGCGTCAACCATCAACAGCAGCTTGTTGTAGACATGCTGTCCGGCAGTAAGAGATTTGCCATGTAATTTGAACCATAGCTCAACCATATCTTTCAGTGTCCGACGATCCACTGATTCGCCCAGCCAGGGTTTTGCTTCTATTTCCCCCATGGTGTATCGCTCGAAGGCCAGTGCTTCGCCTTTGGTGGCGAATTGTTTACGCACACGGCGTCCGCTACGTCCGGCGGGGTAACATTCGCAAAGCCATTTTCCTGTGGTGAGTTTTCGTACTGCCATAAAAAATGCCCTCATATCAGAGGGCTAAATTTAACTGTATATAAAAACAGTATTCAATGTATTTTTTACTTAGTAGCATACATGTTCATGATTAATCTGTTTCTTTATCACTTCCAGTTACTTTAACTTTGTCTTTGATTGTATTCAAAAATGACGCAAAACTCGGTGGTTGCTCTGTCTGACCTGAAAATGCAGAGTCACCTGAAATATTCCAATCCTTAAAGACTTCTATTGCATCCTCTTTAGTTGCTGTAGAACCGTATATCTGCAAAAAAACTTGACCAAACATCAAAGCATGTCGACGATCTTTTCGCCTGATCGATTCATGTGTGTACTTTTTTGAGTTACTAAGGCAGATATATGATAGCCATGAAAGAATGGCGATTCCAACTAATCCTCGCGTGAAGATATATATTAACTGAAGGTTAGTGAGATTTTTTAAATCTAAGTTCATGTATAATGTAAAAAAAGCAGATACTACTGCAAGGAAGCCAAAAAATACCCCTGCAATAGACCAGATAATAGACATCAATATAAAATGTTTGTCATCACTACCAAGATCTGATTTAACATCGTTAACATAGGTGGGGATTTTATCATCGATTCTTTGTTGCTGTACTTGGCTACGGAGTTCCTTATTTTCACTAATCAATGAATTAATTTGTTTTACGTTGTTTTCGATTATTGCGTTTTTTCTATTAAGATCCTGAGTATAATGCTCTAACTGTAGAGTTAATATGCTGTTTCGTTCTTCTAATTGTATTATATGTTCTACATAATTATTAGGTTCAAGTGATTTTACATTTTTTCTTTTATTGGCTTTATTTTCATTTATATTGGGTTCTTCATCCATCGGTGGCCTAGTTATGTATTTTTCAATTAGCGCTAGGTTATTATGAGCTTCAGAAAGCTCTCCTGCTTCTATTAAGTCTTTTATATGAGAGTAGAAGTGTTTTGCTATATTTTCAGACTGTGAATCAAGAAATTCTAATAGGTGTTTTTTTATTTCGCTATCTTTATTGGTTGGTTCAGTCATGATGTTTCTCTTTATACATTTTTAGTAAAAACTCTTTTACATTTTGCCAAAACGATAATGTCAGTAAGTAAGCATTCAAAACTTGCGTTAGTGCCTACAACTTTAACCATACCAACGGGTATGCGAGTCAAATCTTTGATACTTATTTTCCCTTCAATATTCACAAGCCACTTGCCATCAGTAACTTCATTAAATTTTGATTCTACAATATATATTTCCTCATCAATGAATACTGCTAAAGGTTGCAGAAAGGTTCCTTCTAACAACTTAGAGTCAAAAGTCAAGAAGGTTTCTTGAGCAAGAGATCCATCAATTATTTTATGATATGGGATAGTGATAGTATCGTTTCGAGGCTTTTCAAACATTGCCCCGTTACCAGTGGTTAGCCATGTTAATGAAGCACCGGTTTCCAGTGAGCATTGAATAATCCAGTCAGCAGGAAAGGTATCTCTCATGTAACGATTGGCTAATGTACTTTTTGATACACCAATATGATCAGCTAAAGCTTGTCTTGTCTTAAATCCATAAGCCAAAACGATTCGCTCTATTGCTGCTTTTCCACCTTGGTTAATAGTAAAAGAGTTCTCATTTTGGATGTCTTGTTCTCTATTGAGATGTTGATGCTTGCTGTCACAATTGTTGTGACTTTTTTCTGCATTATTTGTAATGCTTCCCTTCTCGGTATCAGTGCCAAATGCCAACCACTCGACCGGCACTCCAGTCTCCATGCTACAGATAACAACCCAATCAGCAGGGAAAGTGTCACGGGCATACCTGTTCGCCATTGTACTTTGCGATATACCTAGGTGATTACAGAATGCTTGTCGGGAAGAAAAACCATAGGCTTTCAGTATCCGATCTATAACCGATTGCCCTCCGCGATTCTGCATGATTAAGGATTTCTTTTTTTCGTCCACATGGCGAAATGTGATTTCATGTGTTGACATAACCGATTTGTGATCCTATTCTCCGAAATGTGAAGTTAAAGCCACGATTAAAACTGACTCACCACAAGCCAATAGGAGATGTTGCATCATGACCCCTAACATTTCAATAACCCTGAATACGCCACATGTCACAATTGAGCGTTATAGCGAACTTACTGGTCTTTCAATCGACACAATTAACGATATGCTGGCTGACGGTCGCATCCCTCGGCATCGCCTTCGGAAAGACAAGAAAAGAGAAAAGGTAATGATCAACCTTGCTGCTCTTACCGTTGATGCACTTACTGATTGCAATGTTGTATTCAACTAGTTCCATTTTGGGATACATCAGAGGTGTCGACCATGTTTGATTACCAAGTTTCCAAACATCCACATTTTGATGAAGCCTGTCGTGCATTCGCACTGCGCCACAATCTGGTGCAACTGGCAGAACGTGCAGGCATGAATGTGCAGATTCTGCGGAACAAACTGAACCCAGCTCAACCTCATTTATTAACCGCACCAGAAATTTGGTTGCTTACCGATCTGACTGAAGATTCAACGCTGGTAGATGGTTTTCTGGCACAGATTCATTGTCTGCCATGTGTTCCGATTAATGAGGTGGCAAAAGAGAAACTACCGCATTACGTCATGAGTGCAACCGCAGAGATCGGGCGTGTTGCTGCAGGTGCGGTATCTGGCGATGTAAAAACCAGTGCAGGTCGTCGTGATGCTATCAGCAGCATTAACTCTGTAACACGACTGATGGCGCTGGCCGCTGTTTCATTGCAGGCCCGTTTACAGGCTAATCCTGCGATGGCGAATGCAGTTGATACCGTGACTGGCCTCGGTGCTTCATTCGGTTTGCTGTGAGGTGCTTATGCTGACGAAAGAACCATCATTTGCATCGCTGCTGGTAAAACAAAGTCCGGCAATGCACTACGGTCACGGCTGGATCATGGGTGAGGATGGTAAACGCTGGCATCCGTGCCGTTCACAAGATGAATTGCTGGCAGAACTATCTACGAAAAAATGGGGGAACAAATGGCTATTGAAGGCGCTGCGGCGACTGTTCCATTAAGACCCGGTGAACGCCTGAATGGACTTAATCATATTGCGGAGTTAAGGGCGAAAGTTTTTGGTTTGAATATTGAGTCAGAGCTTGAGCGGTTTATTAAAGATATGCGTGATCCACGGGATATCAATAATGAACAAAATAAACGGGCACTGGCTGCTATATTCTTTATGGCAAAAATTCCAGCTGAACGTCATAGCATCAGCATTAATGAGCTGACCACTGACGAAAAGCGGGAGCTGATTAAAGCAATGAATCATTTTCGTGCGGTGGTGAGCTTATTTCCCAGACGGCTAACCATGCCGAATTAACCAACTAATGAAATTAATGGCGTAAACCCGCCGGGCATCCCTTTATCTAAATTCAGGAGAATTGATTATGCGTAATATTGAAATCCTCACGACTAAAACCGGACCGGATGACGCAGGGCTTAATATTTTACTGACAGAGGCTCGTCTGGAAGAACGCCGGGCAAGGGCTGAAGCAATGGCAGCTCGCCTTGATAGCCTGGCGTGTCATATCACATCCCGCCAGCTAAACCACGTCGAAGCGGCAGAACTGCTGCGTGTAACTGCTGAAGCAATCCAGAACGAAGCGCAGGAGATCCACTAATGGCTGATGCAATGGATCTCGTACAGCAGCGCGTTGAAGAAGAACGCCAGCGCCATATTCGTGCTGCCCGTGCCAAAACACCGGGCGTGTCTCGCGTGCTTTGTATTGAATGTGAAGCGCCAATTCCGCCAGCACGACGCCGCGCCATTCCGGGAGTGCAGCTTTGCATTACCTGCCAGGAAATCGCAGAGCTGAAAGGCAAACATTACAACGGAGGTGCTGTATGAGCACCATCCTGAAATGGGCGGGTAATAAAACCGCCATTATGTCCGAACTGAAAAAACACCTTCCTGCTGGCCCGCGACTGGTTGAACCTTTCGCGGGTTCCTGTGCTGTGATGATGGCGACGGATTACCCCAGCTATCTGGTTGCTGATATTAATCCTGATTTAATCAACCTCTATAAAAAGATTGCCGCTGATTGCGAATCATTTATATCTCGTGCCAGAGTCTTATTTGGGGAAGCAAACAGGGAGGTGGCTTATTACAACATAAGGCAGGAGTTTAATTACTCATCTGAAATTACTGATTTCATGAAAGCAGTATATTTCCTGTATCTCAATCGTCACGGTTACCGTGGGTTATGTCGTTATAACAAGAGCGGACATTTCAACATTCCCTACGGGAATTATAAAAATCCGTATTTCCCTGAAAAAGAAATTCGCGCATTTGCAGAAAAAGCCCAGCGGGCAACGTTTATCTGCGCCAGCTTTGATGAAACGCTGGCGATGTTGAAGGCGGGGGATGTGGTGTATTGCGATCCGCCTTATGACGGTACGTTTTCCGGCTATCACACTGATGGTTTCACTGAAGATGACCAGTATCACCTGGCATCCGTTCTTGAACATCGATCATCTGAAGGACATCCGGTCATTGTTTCTAACAGTGACACATCCCTGATTCGTTCGCTGTATCGCAATTTTACTCACCACTATATCAAGGTAAAACGCAGCATCGGTGTGGCAGCTGGCGAGTGTAAATCAGCAACAGAAATCATCGCTGTTTCCGGGCCGCGCTGCTGGGTGGGATTTGATCCTTCGCGTGGCGTGGATAGTTCTGCCGTGTACGGAGTGCGTGCATGAGCCATGCTGATATGAACAACTGCAGCGGCTTTAACGAGGTCGCAGCAGCATTCTCATGGAGCAGCCCGAAAAAGGCCATTAACCCTTATCTGGACCCGGCGGAAGTTGCGCCGGTTTCTGCGCTTTCAAACCTGATCACTCTGTACGCTGCCGATAACGAGCAGGAACAGCTGCGCCGTGAGGCGCTGAGTGATCAGGTCTGGGAGCGTTATTTCTTTAATGAATCCCGTGATCCTGTCCAGCGCGAAATCGAGCAGGATAAGCTCATTAGTCGGGCAAAGCTGGCGCATGAGCAGCAGCGTTTTAATCCGGATATGGTCATTCTGGCGGACGTCAACGCCCAGCCTTCCCATATCAGCAAGCCGCTGATGCAACGTATTGAATACTTCAGCAGCCTGGGCAGGCCAAAGGCTTATTCCCGCTATTTGCGTGAGACGATTAAGCCATGTCTGGAACGACTGGAGCATGTACGCGAGAGTCAGCTATCCACTTCTTTTCGCTTTATGGCAAGCCATGAAGGGCTGGACGGCCTGCTGATCCTGCCTGAAATGAGTCAGGATCAGGTGAAGCGCCTGTCTACCCTTGTTGCCGCGCATATGAGCATGTGCCTTGATGCAGCTTGTGGTGATTTGTATGCCACCGATGACGTTAAGCCAGAAGAAATCCGCAAGACATGGGAAAAGGTGGCAGCGGAAACCCTGCGTCTGGATGTAATCCCTCCTGCGTTTGAGCAACTCCGTCGGAAAAGAAACCGCCGTAAACCCGTGCCCTATGAACTCATTCCGGGTTCGCTGGCGCGTATGTTGTGCGCCGACTGGTGGTATCGGAAATTATGGAAGATGCGTTGCGAATGGCGGGAAGAGCAGTTGCGTGCTGTCTGCCTGGTCAGCAAAAAAGCATCTCCCTATGTCAGCTATGAAGCCGTGATGCATAAACGTGAGCAGCGCCGTAAGTCGCTGGAGTTTTTCCGTTCTCATGAACTGGTGAACGAAGACGGCGACACGCTGGACATGGAGGATGTGGTAAACGCCAGCAGCAGCAACCCGACGCATCGCCGCAATGAGATGATGGCCTGTGTTAAAGGTCTGGAGCTTATCGCGGAAATGCGCGGTGACTGCGCCGTTTTCTACACCATCACCTGTCCGTCACGTTTCCATTCCACGCTCAATAACGGCAGACCAAACCCGACCTGGACAAACGCGACGGTAAGACAAAGCAGCGATTATCTGGTCGGCATGTTTGCTGCATTTCGTAAGGCGATGCACAAAGCCGGGTTGCGCTGGTATGGCGTGCGGGTGGCTGAGCCGCATCATGACGGCACAGTTCACTGGCACCTGTTGTGTTTCATGCGCAAAAAAGACCGCCGTGCCATCACTGCATTACTGCGTAAGTTTGCCATCCGTGAAGACCGCGAGGAGCTGGGCAATAACACTGGGCCGCGCTTTAAGTCTGAGTTGATTAACCCGCGCAAAGGAACGCCAACAAGCTACATCGCGAAATACATCAGTAAGAACATTGACGGGCGTGGTCTGGCTGGCGAGATCAGCAAGGAAACGGGGAAATCCCTGCGTGATAATGCTGAATACGTTAATGCCTGGGCGTCTCTGCATCGTGTTCAGCAATTCCGCTTCTTTGGCATTCCGGGGCGTCAGGCTTACCGTGAACTGCGATTGCTGGCTGGTCAGGCGGCAAGGCAACAGGGGGACAAAAAAGCAGGTGCGCCGGTACTGGATAACCCACGCCTTGATGCCATCCTGGCTGCTGCTGATGCTGGTTGTTTTGCCACCTACATCATGAAGCAGGGCGGCGTACTGGTTCCCCGCAAATATCACCTCATCAGAACCGCTTATGAAATCAACGAAGAGCCGACCGCCTATGGCGATCACGGCATTCGTATTTATGGCATCTGGTCACCTATTGCAGAGGGCAAGATCTGCACTCATGCCGTGAAGTGGAAAATGGTTCGTAAGGCCGTTGATGTTCAGGAGGCGGCAGCCGACCAGGGCGCTTGCGCCCCTTGGACTCGTGGCAATAACTGTCCCCTTGCTGAAAATTTGTACCAACAAGGGAAAGACAAATCAGCTGATGGGGATACCAGAACGGATATCACCCGTATGGATGACAAGGAGTTGCACGATTACCTGCACAGTATGAACAAAAAAGAACGCCGGGAACTGGCTGCAAGGTTACGCCTGGTGAAACCGAAACGGCGTAGAGACTACAAACAGCGAATTACAGACCATCAACGACAGCAGCTCGTCTATGAACTGAAGTCCAGAGGATTTGATGGCAGCGAGAAAGAGGTCGATTTACTCCTTCGCGGCGGCAGTATTCCGTCAGGAGCAGGCCTGCGTATCTTCTATCGGAACCAGCGTTTGCAGGAAGATGATAAGTGGCGGGATCTGTATTAATTACGCGGGTTAACAATTCGTGCTCTTAATAATACCAGGCATATCAGGCTGATGAACGTAAAAAAACGTTTTACATCAGTAAGATTATTATATACTGTAAATATAAACAGTGGTTATGTGTACAGTATTGCTTGTGGTGTCATAGGAGGAAAAATGCAGGACTATTTTTTGGAGTCTTTGAAGCTCCAGCGCATTGATTTTTTTCTTAAGCTTGTAGCGGCTAGTGAGTGTAGTGATGAAGAGAAGGGGCTGGCTCTGCAGTGGGTTTCTGAATTGACTGATGAACTCATGGCAAAAATCAGAAGCCACGAATACAACCGCTCAATGGATGTCATCAGCTGAGGTGACTTTTATGCGCATTGAAATAATGATCGATAAAGAGCAGAAAATTAGCCAGTCTACCCTGGACGCCCTTGAATCCGAGCTTTACCGCAATCTGCGCCCCCTGTATCCCAAAACGGTAATTCGTATCCGCAAAGGTAGCTCTAACGGTGTGGAACTGACCGGACTGCAACTGGACGAAGAAAGAAAACAAGTGATGAAAATTATGCAGAAGGTGTGGGAGGACGATAGCTGGCTGCATTAAGAAACATTGTAGGCGTCAGAACTTGATTCTGACGCCTACGAGGTTGAACAACGAGTAAGGCGAGGCGTTAGGTGAAGTAACTCCTTATAAGCCATCTATGATTGAAGGGTGACTTTTTTTAACGTATCAAAAACGATTTTCGTAAACTCATTCTCATTTCTAACATCAATATAAGCAAGGCCGCTATTGGTGATCTTGAGCTTACCGGAATATTCTAATGAATTAACAGAGCAAACAAGCCTGTCAATTCTTATTTTTTTACCCTCTAATTCTTCTTTATAATACTTCCTAAGATCATTGCTGCCAATTATTTGCATTTTAGCTGTGGCGTAATCAGAAACTCTAACCCTTGAAATATCAAGTTGTGTTAAATTGATATTTACACTTGAAGATATTTCATTAAGCCAGTCTATAGGGTTTATGTCAATTTCTTCCAAACTAACACCTAAGCCAAGATTTTTTACCAAAGCCTGCGAAAAAGGCTTTAAAGTTCTGGGTGGGTTGGTAATCTGCATTACAGGAAGAGAGTCTAAAGCCACGCTAAAATTTGTGGTGCGATATTCGATTCTTTCAACGGTAGTTTCGCTTCCGTCAAAGCTTAATATTTTATCATGATAAACAATACGCTCGACAAAGCGACCATTTGCAAAATCATGGCGTATTTTATCAAAAATGAACCCTTTCCCTTTATCCTCTGTAAAAGAATCAAGAGAAAGACGTCTAACGGCTGTTTCAAACTCAAGCCGTATGTTTAACTTAAGCCATTTAACCTTTTTCATCTTCGTTCACCTCTGATCCTATTATTATATTATAGGCATTTTCAGCGGCGGACTCAATTAATTCACTAATATGTTTTTTCTCTTGTGCCGTTGCCGCGCGAATGGTTACATTGAAACCGTCTTCTTTTTGATTGTTTATACCTTTAATTTGATAGGCAAAGTCACAGCATTTTTCTGAGTCTTTGAAAAATGCTTCGACGTTGATTCTGTCTCCAATTCCACTTGTCGGCTTTGAAGACCATGCAATACGCCCGATATAATAACCTTTCTCATGTAGTTGAGAAAATATAGCTGAACTATTTACCCCTTCACCATTAAGGACGGCTTTCTTAACAAATCCGGTATCAATAGTTTCTTCCTTGTCTTCATCCTCACTAGCATCAGTACTGCGATTTAATTCGACTTTTGTTACGTCATCAGTCTCATAACCGCGTAGACCATTCATTAATTCCTGAAAAAACTGACTTCGCAATGTAGGATCAGTTATTGCTAGTAATGATATTTCGAAGCGCTCGATAGGTTCGGACTTGATTTTAGATAGCTCGTTTTGCAAGCTCTCAATAACTTTTTTTGCCTCGGGGTTTTGAGGCATACGTACTTCAACTTTGTCAGCTCCAGGGCGAAGTTCTATTATAACATTCCGCTTGTCGATCTGACGTAATGCAGTTTTAGACAGGTCTATTTCTTCATATTTGTATTCTACTGTAAGCGAGCCATCTTTTTTAGCTACAATATTCAGGCTTTGACCTTTACTAGGGGAGCATGTTTTTTTTAGTGCTTCAGCAGCACTTTTTAATTCGGCCTGATTTGTTGAGGTTTGGAAGCTCACACTAGTAGTGCTTTCCCTTGGGTCATATGTTTTGACCAGTTTTTTTATGTGTTCTAATTCATTAAATCCGTGAGGAAGTTTGGATATTTCCTCGATTAGTATTTCCTTGTCGAGTTCTGGTGATAAAAACACACCTCGATTCAACAATAATTCATGCAACTTTGCAGCGGTTATCCTTTTATGATGTAATGCATCATAAATATTTTTATCAGTTGCGAAATATAGTTTTTTAGCCATTATCGTTGCTCCATGCCGATTTGTTCAAGATTATATTCAACAACAATTTTGTCTGTCTTGTCGAAGTCAATTTTAAGAAAAAGTCTTTCATCCTCGCCTAAGAGCCAGTCTGTGCTGTATTTCTTTTTCGCTCTTTCAAAATGATGAATGGCATTTTCATTTGGGTGAATGTGACAATGGCGTAATACGATTGGTTTACCTTCGGTTAATATCTGATAAGTTGATAACATATCAAAGAAGTAAACGAATTCGTCTACTGAATCCCCCGGTTGATTGTAATAAACAACATATCCCTCAGGGTTTTTATCCCTGAGCCAACTGAAAGCCTCATGCTTTATTATAATGTATGGTGATGTTAATAATTCAATTGTTGCAGGTGTTGTCTGATTAATAGGGTGCTTTATTCTTGTTAGGGAAAGATCTGGATAATAATATGTGAACTTATCAGGTTGAGGAAGTTTGCCTGAACCAATTAACTTAGTTATGTCAGAAGATATGTTTATCAAATCTGATATTTTATAAGGGTCAAGCAAATGTAGTTTGATGTTTGGAGGGCAATTTATAGATGAGTGATCTAATTTTTTTGTAATATTCTCATAGAAGTCTTTATCATATAAATTATCATGGTTATATAAGAATAATAACCCTCTTACGTTATAACCTAAAGAATCATCATGAACATATTTCAATCGCCATTCTTCACTGACATTTGCACATTCGGTAGCTAAAGCAAGCGATGGGTGATGCTGCCAACT